TTTGGCATGAAGAATAGCAGCCTGCTTCCCCTCTTCTGTATACTCGTAGCATAGCCAGCTTTCTTCCCTATGTAAGTCGTGCATGGTGCCCAAGTTGTCGAATATTCGCACATACTGTTTTGAAGTCGGATCGGGGCACCAGTACGAATCACCATACTTTGGCAAAACCCGTAAATCAGGAACCTCCACACCATTAATAATGTTGGTCTTTGGTTTGCGGCGGTACTCTGTAGTAACCATCCAATGAGGGTTGCGCGGGCAATCACACCAAACGCCATCCTTTACTTTGAATTGCCACAACTTCCACGGCTCGGCGTGTGTCTGTGCGTCCTCTGCATATTTAGTCATTAGTTCCGCGTGCACATAGCCTTTTGTTGGGATGAGTGTGAGGTATATTTCCTTGTAATCATGCTCCTGAAAGAACACTGCGTTATAACATAATGTCATACCTAAAGAATCATTTAAGAAGATAAAGTTAACACCTTTTCGGTAAAACTCTCCGCTATGCATCCACTCACCGCCAGCAGCAAACACAGCTTCCTGAAAAACCTTACTATGCTCTTCACTCTTAATGTGAATCTTAGTGTTACGTAAATCTTGTTTCATGTTACATCTCCTGTTTGTTTCGCACACTATACTAGATATGAGCTTAGAGTGCAATATTTGTTTATGCTTTGCTTATTTAAGCAATACCTAGCCAAGCCTTGGCATGGAGTATAGCCGCTTGTTTGCCATCTTCGGTTGGTTCGTAGCACAGGTTGTTTGTCAGTCTGTGACTATCCACTGATGACTCATACCCATGAACCCCACCACACACAAGAGCTTCTATGCTTGCATCAGGATACCAATACCCTTGACCATTTTTAGGCTTAATACGTAAATCAGGGATCTCGACACCATTAACATTATGTGTATTTAGTTTTCGGCGATACTCAAGGTGCGTAGCCCACACAGGATGTCGCAGACAACAAATCCAAACATCATCTTTATATTTATCTTTAATCTGCCACAACACCCAAGGTTCAGTATGCGTCTTGGCATCTTCAGCATACTGGAACATTAACTCAGAGTGAATATGACCTTGCTGCTCTGGTTCGTACACAAGATCAAGAAACTCTATAGTAGTCATGTTGAAACCATCTGACGTGTATCCGTACATACAGTATGCAGTAATATTCCCGTCCGACTGTGTGTTTGTGTACTTATCAGCATTGATGTATCGGTATGCTTTACCACCATATTCCCATGGAAAACCCGCATCAAAGAAAGCTTGCTGTACTTCTTTCTTCTCTTCTTCCGTGCATTCCGATACATCTACGCTATATTCTTTTGCTGTGTCGAAGTCTTTGCGTACTTTGCGCTTTGTTGCCATTCCAGCCATTTCTAACACCTGCTGTGGTGTGTGGGTTGGTGTTTCACTTTTGAGAAAAGAGTTCCATCCAACTTGCAAACCGGAATAGGATGGAGCGTAAAACCACGCCATACCAGTAGTCACATCTTCAATCTTAAGTACGTTTTGAATTTTAGCCAGAGCCTCATTCACGCTCTGCTTTTCTTCGATGGATAGACCACCTACATTTACGATTATTTGTTTCATGTTATCTCTCCTTTGTTTGAGTTGTCATTGTCTATGATTTTAATTCATATTGCAATAGGTGACACAATTTATTTTAAACTCTTGTGACACGCCACGGACACCAACGTAAGAGCCGTTAAACACGGCTGTGGTGTGCCTGTATTGAACGATCTCCCTCTATCCTAGGCTACCCTATTGCTTCATGTTTAAAAGCTGTTTAAGGTGCTGTCTAGGCCAGCACGGTCTCTTTAGTTAAGAGAGTGCCTAATTCACCCATACTCTTAAACTTAACACCCACTGGGATAATGTGGTCTGTACCTAAAACCCTACGGAATGCCTCTCCCATTGCACGAATCAGAGTTTCCATGTGTGAGTATGGCACAATAAAGCTGTCATGTACAACAAGTGTGGGAATATCACGTTCAAGCATGAACTCAATAACCATTGAAGCAATGTTAGAGTCAAAGTTTTGTAGTGTCATACCAAAATCATCACCATTACAGAATAGATACTCAAAGCTTGGGTAGTGCTTAAAGATGCGAGCCATTACCACCTTTGCGCTACCAAGTGTAAACTGTTCTTTGTCCAACAAGCTGAGACGGTTGATCTCACTCTGGATAGCACGTTGAGCACTGATGTGTGAGTTTGAGTTGAACATGATGTTAACAGCAAGTTTTACAATGTTGCGCTCTACTTTATTGCTATCGTCATCAATCACCTTAGAGTAAACATCTACTGGAATTTCCATATTATCTAAATCCTCTAGGACAGCAGCAATACGAAAGTGTAAGTTTGCATAATCAATCTCGACAACGCTTTCACCGTTGATTGTAATGTCAAGTCGTGCATTGTCATCCTTGTTCTTAATGCCCAACACATCTGCTCGATACCAACGTCCACCCTTATCAAAACTCTCGTTGAATATACGGCAGTAGATGTTAGTGAGGAGAGCACCATCTTTGTCACGAATAACTGCTGTCTCATTTAAATTATTCAATTCACGTACTACGTCATCCATCCTCTGAATCTCCTCATTATAGCGAAACGACACTGGGTTCTTATTCGCATCACGTAACTCTAACACTGGTGTTTGTTTAAGATACTCTGATTCTGTTCTCATTTGTACATCCTCTGAAATAAATATGTTTATAAACTTTTGTGTCGGTGTCATGTAGCTTGCACTTCTGAAATCTCTGAGACGACTGGAAGAACCTACAATGTTTTCAATTAAACCAGCTTTATCTAAGAAGTCAACACATCTTACTACTCTGCTTGATGTTATGTTTCTTCTGTTTTGTGTCCTAACCAACCCTGATGTATTCCTTGAATATACCAGAAGGTTACTCTTTCGTATACAAGAGATTAGGTTACACACAACAATAGACATACATTCTTTGTCTTTGTATACCCAAGACCTGACCCTGTTACTCACCAGTGGTAGAACCTTGATGTCGTACACCAATAGTTTAGAGTGTTTAATCTTCTCTATCTTACCCTGCTCTATGATACCTAACTCATTCATTTACACTCCTAATAACTTACCTTAAAGACTCTTAAAGAAGGTGCTTGTAGTATCCTTATACTATATAACCTAAAAACAAACAACAAAACACTCTGTAAGCCTAGAGCTGCGCGGGTTACAGACAAAATCCCGTCTGGTGTTTTGATTGATTTAGTGAATGATACACAAATATACATCAACAGTCAACAGGTATCTGCTGAGGCAAGACAAGGTTCGATATTCTTTACATTAAGGTCATAAACACCACTCAAGGTAAAGGATAATGAACACTAAAATAAGTATTGACAGAGGTGTGACTAGCGTGTAAAGTGTTCACAAATCAAACAGGAGAAACAAATGAATTTATATCTATTAACGCAAGATGTTGAGACAGGATACGACACATACGACAGCGTGGTAGTTGCTGCAAAGACTGAAACGGATGCAAAATCCATACACCCTGAGGGAGATGATGCGTGGAGATACTGGAGTGGTTGTTGGCCTTGGAGTCCAGAGAGTGTTTCGGTTAAGTTAATTGGCAAGGCTGTCAAAGGAACACCTGCTGGAGTTATCCTCTCATCCTTCAATGCAGGGTGAGATATGGTGTACAAGTACTTCTAAGGCTGCTTGTTGAGCTACCCGCTAGGGTAGCCTAGGGCAGGTAGAGATCGTTCAATATAGTGCCAAATCCGTGGGATTTAACAGTGTTTGCGTTGATGTAAGGAGTGAGTATGAGTGATTTGGAAATCTTGTTGCACGCTGGATTGTATAAAGCTGTACAGGAGAGCTATGAAGGTTGGGGTTGTGAAATAAGCACACATAAGTATGGAGACTGTGTTAATGTACATTTGATGCTTAAGAGTGATAGGGTGTTAGCAAGTGTAGGTAAATACCGAGTTGGTATGCACATAGGCGACTTTTACAAACTGTTGATTGAGGGGTTGAAATGAAAAATAAACAAATGTGTAAGTTTTATATAGATTGGGCGTTTTCAACTTGTTTCGGCTTACTACAAGAAGGTAAGTACGACAAGATGATTGACGAGGTTGTTGAAAAGTCTTTAGCTGAAATTGATTGTGGTGTTGAGTACAGCTTTGAACGCAACACACTATATATTGGTCGTGTGAAGATATATGTTGGTGAATGGCATAGTTGTGGGTGGTTGTGGTGTGCAGAAAATTATAAGTTTAATAATGAGAGGTTGGTTTGCTCATTAAAGAACAAGGTTCGATTAAAGCAACTTAAATCTCAGTGGTATGAGGAGGTTGATAAGACAAAGCGTAAAGCCTTAACTGAAACCATTAACCAATTACTGGGAGAATTGAAATGAGCAAGTTTAACATCCATAAACAAAGAAACGAAATGCTTATTAGCTATATTAACGCAATTTCTAAGGTTGGTGGTTGCCCTGAACTCTTCTTAGAGCGCATTGATAAAATGACTGTGTGGGAGATGGTAGAGGCTTTAGCTCAAAATGGTGTTAGGTTCACTACTGAAAGCAACAAGGAGTTCGTTAAGACAGACATTTGGCAGTTTTATGATGATGGTGCGTGGTTTATTGGTATGAACATACTAAACCACAAATCAAACACCATTAAAGATGGGTATAAAGTTAGAGATTTGTACAGTATTGAGGTAAAAACAAAATGAATCTTGAAATGATTAAGCTGTACCTTAAGAAGCTTACAGAAAATACTGGAAACTTATACAGTTTTAAAATTTTCAGTGACGGAAGTGGGGCTTTAGCAACAATTCGAGATGACGAGGTGTTGAGTTGGGATGATGAAGATGAGATGTATCAAGTACTGCTGAGCATGTGCGTACCATCGAATTGTGCAAAAGAGACTCTACTCAACTTATTAGGAGATGTGTGATGCGATTTATAGTTTACGGAGAAGAGCACGCTGAGGCTGAGATTGTTGAGTTCTTCACTTTAGGTGATTTACTGGATTTAGCTAAAAGTTACCCAAACCACGCTTTTAAGTTGGTCGGCACTGAACTAGGTATTCTCGAAGTTGGTAGTTGGAGAGGTTCGTATGATATTCCCAGCTTACGTCCAACCAAGGATAAAGTTATGGGCGCAGATTTAATCAGAGAACTCACTAATAAAATTGGAGGAACTATGTTCGGGTATAAGGGAGGTGAGTATAGAATATACGGTGATAGTGAGTTTTACGTTTCTGCTTATGGAAGTAGCGAGGAGTATAAGGTTTTTCACCATTATGAAGTTACTGAAGATGAAATTACCCTTTACACTGATATTGATAAGTATTGGGTAGGTGCAATATGAGTAAACTGAAACCAATGAAAGCTTCTGATGTAAAAGACGTAGAGGCTCTACAGTACCCATTAGAGGTGTTAACAAAGTATGATGGTGTATATGCCCTAGTGCATGACGGAAACCTCTTAGGGCGATCACTAAAGCCGTTTAAGAACTCATACATCACTGAGTTGTTGAGTAATACTAAGTTTGAGGGTTTTGTTGGTGAATTGTGTGAAACTCAGGAAAGTAAGACTTTAGCAAGAGAGGATTTATGCAGAAACACAACAAGCTGCGTAAACACAATTGATAAAGAGTGGGAGTTTGATTGGAAGCTGTTTGATTATATCCACCCAGATGTTGTCCACCTAGGGTACTCAGAACGCATAGAAGCACTTTACAAACGAATTGGGTACATTAGTTCCCCTTTGGATATCTCTATTGTAGAGAGCACCACAGCCACTTGTGGAGCAGATGTAGTTGACATGTATGAAGAAAGTCTGAGTCTGGGCTATGAGGGCATCATCCTACGCAAACCAGATGGCAAGTGGAAGAATGGTAGGAGTACGTTAAAAGAGCAGTTCCTCTTACGAATGAAGCCACAAAGTGACGCTGAAGCAGTGGTTGTTGGTGTTGTCGAAGCTATGGAGAACAATAATGTTGCACTAATTAATGAACTAGGCTATACTGAACGCTCAAGTCACCAAGAAAATAAAGCTGGGAAAGGGATGTTGGGCAGTTTCTTGTGTATTGATTTGGTTAGTGGGAAGGACATCACTGTTAGTGCGGGTAAATTGACACATGGAGAAAGGGTTGAGTATTTTAATAACCCACCTATTCATCAAGTTGTAAAATATCGTAGTATGACATATGGTGTGAAAGAAGCTCCACGCTTCGCTAGGTTTTACAACTTCAGGGCTGTAGAGGATTTGGATGAAAAGTTGGTTGCCAAATACTATGAAATTATTGGAGGAGCAAAATGAAAGATTTAGGTGAGAAGGTTGTAAATGCTTTAACTCAAAGTTTTGTTGACGAAATTCGTAAAGGTGGTATGGTAGCACCAAACTACAAGAACCGAATCGAGATTCCAGCGGACTTAATAAGTAGCTGCTGGGAGATGGTGGACATTGACAAGGTGAAGAGTCAGATTGCACAACACATTGAGGATCAACTGGCTGAACGTATTGTTAACTCAATAGCAGCAGAGATTGCCACAGACATTAAGCAAATCTTGAGCATTAAGGAACGTAGAGAGGCTATTAGAGCATTAGCACGTAACAATATGGAAGCTATCTTAAAGGGTGAAGCACAATGAGCATAAAAGACTATATAAACTTCAATAAAAGTGAGAGTCCTATCCAAAACTCAAAGTTGACAACAGCGACACTGTATATAAATGTGGGTGGAATAGTACCAAACAGCCTTTCATCAATAGATCAAGACGAGTTTGCAAAAAGAAAACTACTAGACCATCTAAGTTACCTTCTATATAATGACATTAAGCAAGAAGTTTTATCCGGTAGTCATATTGTCAGGAAGCTTAAGGGTGAGGGAGACTATGAGTTAGCAGACAATTTAGAGTTTTTATTCAACAACATTTTGAATCTTTGTGAAGTGGGAGAAGTGAAATGAATATTATTTGGAATGAATGGAGAACAAAAACACGGGTATCTGACAACTTGAGCGAGTTGGAAGGTGAAGTTATTGCATCTATAACAGGTGGAGAGAAGGGAGATGATGAGTGTGTCATAACCACTGTTAGCGGAAAGGCTATTAAGATTTATCACAATCAGGACTGTTGTGAACATGTTAGCATTGAAGACTGTGAGTCTGATAATATCGTTGGTGGATTTGTACACTTTGCTGGTTTTGTTGATGGTGTTGCAGAAGACCCCTTTGGTGAGGACTTTGACGAAAGCTTTACATGGAGTTTCTTAAAGATTGAAACATCTAAGGGGAGTGTCTGGCAGCGGTGGCTTGGTACATCCAATGGGTATTATAGCGAGAGTGTTGATGTTTTAGGTGGTGTTGTTGACGAAACAATCTTAGGAGATTACAAGCTTGTAGAAGACTCTCGTTTCCGAGTCGGAGTTACTTCTTTTGGTATGTCGTCTGGTGGGTTGGTTAAAGTTACACAAGTTGACAGGGAGTATAATAAGGTTTTGGTTGACTTTGGTGGAGGATATGTGGATTGGATTCACGAATCAGTTTTAGGCAAGTTTGAGAAGGTGTACTTATGAAGTATATAAATGGTAAGTATTACACAGACGCTGAGATTGAAGCACTTATAGAAAAGAATAGGGATAGTAAGATTGATGATGTCTTGTTATCATCAGCGATAGGTGCTCTTACTGGATCAGCAGTTGTTGGTGGACTAATTGGTGGGAGCTTCCTTGGAGGATTCTTAGGTGATGTATTGGAAGGTACTGACGATAGTTGGCTTTAGGTGAATGGTATGAAATTATTAGAGGAGGTGTAAAAATGAATGAACTACAAGACGGTAATTTGTTATACCATTCAGCATGTATTGAGTGTAATTCGTCAGACGGTATGGCTGTCTACCAAAAAGAAGATGGTAGCGTTGATGCTTTCTGCTTCTCTTGCAACAAATACTTCAATCCAGAAAAGATTGAAGAGAGTGGAGTTAAGGTAAAAGAGGTGGTTAAATCTAAAATGCAAGACGTGGATCTTACAGTAATTGAAGCGATTCCAATGCGAGGATGGAAAGAGCGTGGTATTACTCGAATCACTTCCGAAAAGTATGGAGTTCGCACTGAAATCGAAGGCCAAGATAAGGCTATTGCTCGTTATTACCCCAGCTACTCAGATGAGAAGATTGTGGGGTATAAGAAGCGCGTTATTCCTAAAACTTTCACTGGTATTGGTAGCACTAAAGCAACGAATGAAATGTTTGGTCAATCAGTTTTCGAGTCTGGTCAGAAGTACCTTGTTATTACAACAGGCGAAGAAGATGCTATGGCTTTTGCTCAAGCATTGTATTCAGCTAAAACGGACTCAAATGGAGATAAGGTTGAATATTGGACACCTTGTGTATCAGTAACATGTGGTGACGGTAGTATTGTCAAACAGTTTAAGGCTAACTTTGAATATATAAACTCGTTTGACAAGGTGGTTCTTGCATTTGACAATGATGAGTCTGGTCAACGATATGTAGAAGAGGCTGCACGGCTACTAAAACCAAATAAGGCATACCTAGCAAAGTTCCCTAGTGGAATTAAGGATGCTTGTGACATGTTGAAAGCTGGTAGGGTTTCAGACTTAAAGCAAGTATTTTGGAAGGCTGTCCCCTTTAGTCGAGTGGATGTATTACATCTTAGCCAACTATGGGATGACTTTGAAAGTGAGGACAACAATGTAAAAATTCCATTCCCATCATCGTGGTCTAAGTTGAATGAGATGATGAACGGTGGCATGGAGAGAGGTGAAATCACTGTAATCGGGGCTTTGACATCTATTGGTAAAAGCTCTATCTTGAATAACGTGGTATATTCACTGATTGAGAACACCGAACTAAAGGTTGGAGCAATGTATTTAGAAGGGACTAAACGAGAGGTGGTGAGAGATTTACTGTCATTGGAGGCTGGAGTCAATTTACGCACAACATCACTAGATGATTTGAATATGGAGGAGCTACGCAACCGATTCTTTAACAACTTAGCTGCTAAGGATCAGTTTGTTTATGTAGATCACCAAGGTAGTATTTCAACAGATGAGATTTTCGATAAATTAAACTACTTGGCTAAAGCTGAAAATTGTGACGTAATCATCATCGACCCCATTCAGGCAGGTGTGAATAGTAGTGACAACGGTGCAATCATTGATTTTATGGACACATTGCTAAAGTTCGCAAAGCAGACTGATACTTGTGTTGTGGCAGTTAGCCACATGCGTAAACCATCTGACGAGAATCCACACAACGTAACTGAATACAATTTAATGGGGAGTAGTAGTATCAACCAGATTGCTTTTAACACAATCCTCATTAGCCGTGATAAGATGAGTGACTGCACAATCAAGAAGTCAGCAACAAAGGTTCAGCTTGTTAAGTGTCGTAGAACTGGAGAGACTGGTGATGCAGGATGGCTTCGATATGACAGTCAGACAACTCACATGTATGCCACATCAGACCCTTACGTTGAGAGTTTAGATGAGTTGGGTGAGATTAGTGAAACAGGTGAGATTGTAGTAGACTTTTAATGATAGGAGGGCTAAAATCCTCCGTTTACTTTAAGGAGATTTAGTTTGAAGAATTATTTTGATAAAGATGTTATCTACGATTTGGAAACATATCCGAATTGCTTCACTGCTTGCTTTGTTTTCTCTAATGGGAAAGGAATGAAAGTCTTTGAGATTAGTGACAGGGTTAATGAGTTGGAGGGACTGTTGGAGTACTTGCGTAATGTGAAACGCACGGGTTGTCGTATGGTGGGTTTTAACAACCTTGACTTTGACTACCCAGTGTTACATCACATCCTAAAGAAAGCTCAATCTGTGTTTGATACAGATGAGAAATTGAACATCTCAGCCAAAGAGCTTTACGGTGTTGCTATGAAAATTATCAACTCAATGCGAGATAATAAGTTTGGTAGTTCTATCCGCGATGCTGATGTGATTCTGCCTCAAGTTGACTTGTTTAAGATTCATCACTTCGACAACCATGCTAGGTCTACATCCCTTAAAATGTTAGAGTATAACATGCGTAGTAAGAATATTGAGGACTTACCGTTCCCTGTGGGAAAGGTTTTGACTCACGCTGAGAAGGATGTGTTGATTAAGTACAATAAACATGATGTTACTGAAACACTGAAGTTTTATAAATACTCCTATGAGAACTTAAAACTTCGGGAAGACCTCACTGACGAATATGGGTTTGACTGTACTAACATGAACGACACCAAGATTGGTAAAGAGTTGTTCATAAGAACGCTTGAGAAAGAAAAGAAGGGTAGTTGCTATGTGTACACAGCTAGAGGTAGACAAATACTACAAACCAAGCGCGATAAGATTGTTATTAAGGACTGCTTGTTTCCTTACATTCAGTTTGATCGACCAGAGTTTAATGCTGTCAGGGAGTGGTTCTCTAAACAAGTTATCACCGAGACCAAAGGTGTGTTTAGTGATCTGCTTGAACACACTCTAGGTGATGTTGCTAAGTATGCTGAGATGGTAGTTAAACGTAAGAAGCTGGGCGGTGCTAAGGATTGTGAGCGTTATGGGTTTGATGACTTCAAGGGAAGCCGAAGCAAGACGTTCTACCCGACAGATAAGCACATCAGTGATTTGAAAAATGACCAACCACTGGGGTGGATGGAGGAGAAGGAATTAAAATCCCCAAAAGGAGCAATCAGTTATTACTGGTGCTGGAACGTAGCAGAGACTTTAAACGTAGTGATTGATGGATTCCGTTATGACTATGGTGTTGGTGGCATTCATGGAGCTACACAAGGAACATTCTCTAGCACTGAGACAAGAAAGATTCGTACATTAGATGTTGCTAGTTATTACCCTAACATGGCTATTGCTAATCAGATTTACCCAGAACATTTAGGTAAGACTTTCTGCAAGGTGTATAAGGATTTGTATGTACAACGTAAAGCAACACCTAAAGGTAGTGCAGCAAACGCTGCTTTAAAGCTTGCCTTGAATGGTGTATACGGTGACTCAAACAATGAGTATAGTCCACTGTATGACCCAGCTTATACAATGAGTATCACTATTGGTGGTCAATTATCATTATGTATGTTGATGGAAAAACTAATCAATCATTGTGGCGCTAGAATTATCATGTGCAATACTGACGGGTTTGAGTATCTGTGCGATGTTGAAATGTTCAGTGAAGCAGACAAGTGGGTTAACTGGTGGGAAGAGCTTACTAAGCTTGACATGGAGGGTGATAGTTACTCTAAAATGTATATTAGGGATGTAAATAATTATATCAGCGTCACTGAAAGTGGTAAGATTAAGCTTAAAGGTGCTTATGAGTTTATGGAATATGACAAGCTTGGTTGGGCTAAGAACCACTCTGCTATGGTGATTCCAATGGCTGTTAAAGCACACTTGATTGACGGTGTTGATTACGAAGATTTCATCCGCACTCACGATAACAAGTTTGATTTCTGTTTACGAACTAAAGTACCTCGATCATCGTCATTAGTGTTGGTGGTTGATGGAGAGGATGTTCCACAGCAGAACATTTGCAGATACTACCCAACAAAGAATGGTGGTAAGCTTATCAAGTTGATGCCTCCACTAAAGGAAGGAGGAGATATCCGTAGAATGGGGGTTGACACTGAGTACACGGTTAGTACGTGTAATGATATAGATGATTTTGGAGGGGGTATTGATTATAGTTATTACTCAGATCGTGCGTGGAAATTAATTGAAGCAGTTTCAAAAGTTCATTAAAAGAACAGTTGACATAAATGTCTGGTTGTGTAAAAATAGACATACACAAACAACAGGATATATTATTGATTAAGGAGAAACAAAATGGAAAAGGTTACTAAAGATTACTTATTGCGATATGTGGAAAATGTTGGTGAGTTTGAGAAAGGGCACCGTAAGTATTCCACTTTCGACTGTTGGTGCTCTCATGTAATCACTCAAGAAGATGTAAATTACATTAAGAAACACGATAAGTTGGATGCGTCTGACTTCTTAAATGTTGAGGTGAGTTTAACAGGTGTTTGGAGTGATAGTGACGGTACTGACTGGTTCGATGAGGAGTTTCAAAAGGTGGAGGAGTATGAGGAGCTTGTTCCAGAGGTTGTTATCCCTGAACACTACGTCACAAAGGTAAAGAAGAGTGAGTTCACACCGAGCTTCACGGAAGAGTAGGGATATCTTATGAGTTTCTATTTAGCTTGGAGTGTTACAAAGTTGGTGCTAACATTGACTTTAGGTGTGATTACTCTATACTTCGTAATGAAGGAATTGGTAAAGAATAAAGTTTTAGAAAATAAACATAAAAAGATTTGCATAGCAGTGTTTATCCTGCTAACATTATTCTCAGCAATAAACGTAGGAGAAAGACAGAGTGAATTAGGACGTAGCAGCTTTAACTCAGGCACACCAAAGGTGTTAGACAAAGTGGAAGTTAACACTATGAATAGTGACAAAGTAAAAGAA